GTCAGTGGCGGTACAGCCGTGCCGTCGGCAACGCCCGCTTCCCAGTCGTCAGTGCCGATCTCGGGGTCAACGTACAGTGACGTGGTACTAACGCCCTGACTGGTTCCGCCGGAGTAACGACGGGCAGCAATGGCGATAGCGGCGATCTGTTCCCGGAAGCCGGCCTGCGTGACATTGATATCGTTAATTGCACCAGTCTCGCCAGGCAGGATGATGGCAGACACGTTTAGCCCCCTATGCAGCTTCTAGCTTATGTGCCCATTCTAAGCTCAATGGGACCTGTCGTAACAAAATTCGCGGTCCCCACAATAATTTCGCCAGCCCTAGTGTTGATGGCGCTATTGGTAATTAAAATATCGCATTCATAAAACAAGTCGCCTGGCAGCAGCTCCGGCTGAGAAACGCTCTCTTGTCTGCCGTAAATCATGTAAAACTGAGCTTGAGCCTTGCAACCCTTTTCCGTTAATAGCAAGAGCTGTAGCAGCGCTGTAGCGTCATAGCTGTCTTCGCTCGCTTTTCGATCAATATCAAAGTCAAAAGTGCCACCTCCACTTACAATTGATTTTATATTTTCACCAAATTTATCGCCAACTGCTGTTGTGTTGATTCCTGCAGCATCAAGCTCAATACTCCATTCCGCAATGCAGCCTTGAATGATCCATGGGAATCCATTGATCCAGCGGCGAGGAGACAGCTCTGCATCGTCGTATTCTGCTGTCCCCGCGACTGGCTGCAAGAACAAAGGCGGAAAATCACAAATGCTTTCTAGCGTCACCTCATCGGTTACGTCACTTAGGCGATATTCACCAACCGCTGCCACGCATTCCGCGAGCGCGTTGTCGTATTCTTCGGTTCCGGCGGCGGACATAATAATATACTTAAAATTTAATTGTTTAATATCAATCCTGTCAGCAGGCGCCCCTTTGAGAGCTTTAGTTCGCGTATCGTAAAAGCTAATTCGATCAAGTCTATCCCTGTAAATATAATAAGTTCCTGTATTAACGGGTGCGCCTTGATTGTAAAAATAAACTGAGTCGTCACCAGTTACATAATATTGATCGTCTTCTGCTGTTACGTGGCTCCTATTGGCGCCAAGCTCCCAAAACGACCCAAAATAACAGCCAACCCCGCTCGGTAATGCATCTGTTGATATAGGAAGTCCTTCAAAAGATAAAAGCCTTACTTCGTCACCATTCCAAAATTCTTGGCTTCTCACCAAGAAAACATCAATATCAGCTCGAGCGCTAGACGCTGGAAGCACTATCGGACTAGGAGCATCGCGCCTAAGCCGAACAATTCCATTTGTGCCAAGAACTGCCATCCTCAGAAGCCACCGCTAACCGAACCAGAAACCTGAAATGATATGGAGCAGATTTGAATATCAGCAACACTGACATTGGGGGAAACGCTTGTCAGAAACGCAGAACAGCTAAAAGTCTTGCCACCTGACGAATCAAGGACAAATTCAACAGATTGCGCAACTGTCGAATCGTTGCCAAAAACACTGTTCAACAATGCAACCGCACCACCCTCTGACGGGTCATACATCAATTCGGCGGTGCCAGTCGTGCCGCGCAACCCTGGAACGTATGTACGATCATGCTTCCCAAGGTCTGTGGTCTCCAGTGCGTCTTTGTTGATGTTCAAAGACCAAGACCGAACCTTGCCAATTGTGCTGCCATTCCAGCGTAAGGCACCATTTTTACCAGTAAGGACTGCCAAGGCTCACTCCAATCTGAAAGTACTTTAGCTAAAAGTCGCGAGTTGCTTCAAGCGTTACGCGAACGCTGCTGACCCCCGGCACCACGCGCTGCAACTGAGGTGGTTCAGCAAAATGCCAAGAAAGCTGATCGCCACCATCAGCAAGATAAGCCACCAGTGCCGCATCGGCTCCCGTGAAAACATCGGCTGGAATCGCAAGGGTGTCTAGCTGCCCTCGAGCCCCATTCCACGCGCTTAAAAATTCAGTCGCAACAGCATCCGTTAGGTTGTCAAAGCTCAGGCTCAAAACCGAGCGTGACCCACGGTTACCGAAAATGCGGCGAGAGACGACACCGCTAAGCGAGGTGTTGGACTTGACCGGAAATTCAGGAGCGGTGAAATCCAGTGCCGTGGGCGTGACTGCCGGAAAATTTGCCATGGTTACAGCTCCGTCCAGTACGAGTCATCGCTCCATTCAGCGTAAAGCTGGAGCGTGCCATCAGACAGCATCGGAGTGTGGACGGCTTCGATCTCGTAGCCATCATCGCTCGGCTGGATGGAATCAATGCGGTAGGTACGCGTTGTAATTTCGGAAGTCTTGACCGTGAAGACGATCCCGGAGGGACTGGCGGTTGTGCCGCCATTGCTGACCGTCAGTGTGCCTTCAAGAACTTCGGCGTTTTGTTCGCCAGTCCAGTACACAACTGTGTGCGTACCATCCGCCAAGGCAGTAGACGATACCAGCTTGCCGTCTCCGGTTACAGCCCCATTGACGAACTGGTTGTAATACGTGTAATCGAGAGCGACCTTAATGAAATCGCCGGGTGCCAGCGAACTGGTTAGTGCTTCGTAGGTGGTTGTAATCTTGACTGTGTGGTCAGACAGCTTACGGGCGCCAATGATGTATCGCGCTGCTTTGATGGCGTGGTTTTCACTGGTGCAGAAGTCCGACACATCGATGCTTTCGGTAACGCCCTCGCCCCAAGACGTGTGATACACAAGGCGTTCCTGCGGTTCGGGGAATAGGCCGTATGAGGGATCAGTGCTTTCTGACGGCGCTGCACCACCATATTGTTCAGTTCTGTATTTGACCGACAACGACACTGGCTGACGTTGCTCGGCTTCTGCCATGCGCAGTTCCATGCTGATGCAGTTGCCCGCAGTAAACAGACCACGAATTTCAGGTTGCTCTGGAATCGCTTGTTCCAAGTAAAAGATTCCACCGCGCTCGATCAACAGCAGGCAGTGCGTTGCTGCAGTATCGGCTGCCCACTGACGCCAGTTCGTATTGTTCAGCTTTGGACCGTCGTAGAAGAAGCGATTGTCTAAACAGAACTGGGCAGCAGCAGTGAACGAGGCAGTATCAATTTGCTCTGCGCTAATTTCATCGCCTAAGCCGTAGCGCGTATTGGTCATGAAGTCATAGAGAATTTCAGGGAACAAATGTGTTGATTCATACCCGCCCAGTAAACGGTTCACCTTGATGCCTTCAGTAACATATGCCGAGAACTGCGAGAACTGCGACCATTCCCGTGTTGCCTTAGCGTTGATGCCAACAAGGCAAAGATTGTCGTACTGTGGCGCCGTGTCGTTTGGCTGAATTACATTCACATAGGTCACTTCGTGCTCGGGAGCAGACGAGCATGTGGTGGTAATTTCGTCATACATGAAGAACTCAGCCGCACGGGCGTACAAATCAATATATGTGCCATTGTTATTGGAACCATAATCGCCATCCTCTCCTGGCTCTGTCCAGCTAAGGCCAATCTCGCGCTTAGGACGCAAGCCTTGTATGTCAAACAGCTCGTCAAATGAAACGCCAGTTAAAAACTTGCCTTTTGTATAGGCAACACCACCGAGGAATGGCACGCTTAATGCAGGACCTGCATTTGCATCAAGCTCCACTACTGTCACCTCACCACGATCAATTCCCCAGCGCAGCTCCCAGCTTGAGACGGGCTCAATGCGCAGTTCCCAACTTGCATCACCCGCCATCAAAAAACGAAAGTAATTAAAGGTGGGTGTTTCTTTTGCGCTAGCCACTGCAAACACATAGGTGTCCATGGGGAGAAAAGCGCTATCTACGGCTGGATCACTTCGCAATGCAATTCGGAAAAAGCTATAGCGTCGTTCTGGTGATGTGACCGTCCCAGAAGTGAAAACTGAGTTGGTAAGATTATCTTCGATATCTTTACCGTCTAAAGCATCAGCAGCTTTCCAGTTGATAGCACGATATCCAGGCACCTCGTTAGTCCCAGTCTCTTCTGCTTCTACGGCATCAATTTCATAGGTGATGGTGCGCGTGCCACCACCGCTGATAGCAAGTCCGACTGTCACAGAATTGCCCACCTTATAGTCGCTGCCACCATTGTCAATTACGGTGGAAGTAATCAAACCGCCTGCAACAGTAATCGACAGTGCAAGACCAGTTCCAGAGCCGCCAGACACTGTAGGCGTAAACGTGCCATTAACTAGCCCGCCAGTATTACCAGATACAACGAGAACAGCCGTGACAATGCCGTAGGTGTAATCAGGAATCTCAATGGGAATGTCGGCAAAATTGCACATGCCTTGAATTTGCATGGCAACAGTGCTACGAATGCCTATTTCAAAACGACGTGTGCGACGGTTAAGTGTGATGCCACCTAATGCGCAGCGGAAAATTTGTGGGAATGCAGACGCCGTGTAATAGCGTTCGCCAATCTCGCCTTCAGCATAATCTGTGCCAACAGTGTGATACAACCATGGCTTAGAAGCGCGGTTGTCCCCATCTTCTGCAGGGTAAATTTTGTTCGCTGCTGGTACGTCAAAGAATCGAGTGTCTACGAGGGACGTGCCTACTACGCCGATAGTTCCGGCGCGTACCACCTTGAACGTACAGAACAGGCTTTCACCAGGGCTTCCGGGGTCATCTTCTGCTGGCGTGCCCTCTTGAAGAGCATCAAGACTGTAGTCTGATTCGCTAATAAATACAGGACTGCGCGAAATTAAGATGGCCAGGCATGAACCTACTTTGTAAAGCTCGCCTTCCTCCAATGCAGCGTCGTATTGTTTCTGCCGTCCAGCAACTGCCTGTCCAACACTAACAAGAGTTTCTTCGCCATCCATTGAACCGCGCTTATTATCGCTGTTCCTTTGGTTGACAAAAATAGATGGATTTTTGCGTTGGTTCCTAACTGCATCAGACTTGGAGCTGAGCATATATTGGAAAGTGTCGCCCACTTCAAGATCCACTAAGCCATCTGCGTCGGCTGGCTTTGATGCAGAAATAATGCCAGCTTTACTGCTATAACAGTATTTATACTTCCAAGCCTCTGCTACTGCTTGGGCATCATCCACTGCGTCATACTCATCTTCGTTGGCTTGTAGTTGGCGCAATGGGCGGATGCGTGGATTGATGCGATAGCCAAGTCCGTTTGCAATGGGAGAATAAAGTCCAAAGCTTGTGGATGTGCTGGGTTTGTATGCTCCGCAAAAATAAGGTACGAGCGTGTTGGTTGCGGGCGTATTGATTCCAGCCTCGATGCGAAAAATATCGTTGGCGTAATAACCTTGTGCGCCTACGTCATTCCGAGAACCAGACAAATAGTTGCCGATGGCCATGCGACCACCATTGTTTACGGAATAAATGGCAATACGTTGAAGGTCGCCATCAAATGAATAGGCACCGAGATTGTTGTTGCCAATGGCAAAGCTGTAAGGATGGATGGCGCCAATTTCGCCCTCGGACACCAAGAAGACTGCTCGCAGCATTTGATTGCCGCCAAGTGACCAAATTTGGCTCCAAAGCAGCGGAGTATTGATGCGGGTGCCGCCGTACCACTGACCGTTTAGGAATTCGCGTTTGGTATAAACCAGTGGGATTGGATCGCCCAATGGTGCGACATCCTGTACAGCCTCGAAGCCGTAAGTCGGCGCAAAAGATGACGGGACTTGGAGTGTGTCGCCTTGGCGCTGGCGAGTTGTTAGTCGTCCCCGAGTATCGCTAGGTGGACGCGGCACCAGCAGTGCCGACACAATCGTTAAACCGACACCTACGACTAGGTTGATGATTGCAATGGTCAGGGCAACTGTCCCTGGATCGCCAGCTATGACTGCCGGTTGCGGACCCTCCAACGCACGCCGCTGTACTTCCGCCTTGTACCAGCGCATCTCATCTTCTGTGAGCCCAAGCAGCTCGGCGATATAGCGGTCTTGGGGCAGAAGGGGTGCGCTCATTTCCAGTCGTACCAGTCGAACTTGCGAAGCAGATTGCCGGGTAGCCAGCGGACACCACGTTTATGGCTGACGTGGAGCAAACCACCGTCGATCATTACTGCAGTTCCAATCTGATCGGGCGTTTCAAACACTGTAAACGCGCCGTCACGGGGAGTCTGCACCGGAACCAAGTGCGGAAGGATCAGCTTGTGGATTTCGCTGAACGCTTCGGATTGGGACAGCAAAATCAGCGTTGCCACGTCCATGGCGTTTGGCGCCGGTAGCCCAAGGTGTTCTCGGATGCGTGTCACCATCAACAGGCAGTCGCAGCCGTCATCGCAAACAGGATCGTCACCTGTGACGTGCTTTTTGCCGATCCAGCGATGCCAGTTCATGAGATCACAAGCGTGCCCGAGCTTGGAACGCTGCCAATCAATGTGCGGGATAGGTAGCGCCCTGGTCCTTGCTTAGTAGCATCGCCTGGACCACGCAACACAAAAGTCAGCATCTCTTGGTCGTGGCTAAAACTACCGACGACCCACAGCTCGCGTGAAATCGTGACCACTTCTGTCAGTGAGCTGATGTTGATTTCCCTAGTTGTGACTTCTGCAATGTAACGGTTATCGGCAGCTTCTTTGGCGTAGTTCAACGAGATGGCGTTGACCGGCGTGACCAGATTTGCTTGTGAGCGTTCACCCGCAGTTTGCCCAGCACCTTGCCCATACCCGAATGGCAGAAAATCACTAGGGCGATCCACGTAAAAGTTTTGCCACAGTGGGCTGGTCGTGGCAAGGGTCTCGCGGTTGCGGAACTGCAAGTAGTTGACGGTAGCGACAGACATCAGGCCATACCTACGCGCTTGCGGGTTTTAACGCTGTTTTGAAGGGAGCCGATGGCCAGCTCGCGCCCCCGCAATGCAGACTGTGCAGCCATGCGTTCAGCTTGTTCGCGGGTGACGTACTCCACATTATTGATAACTTGCGACTGAAATTCTACGTTAATTTTAGCGGGTTTTGCAACTATCTCCTGAATTTGCCGCATCTCGGAGCGCCGCTCGCTGATTGAACGTTGCTCGCTAACTTGCATTCTGGTTGCCATAACGGCTTGAGCGGCAGAAGCTGTAACGGAACGCCTCGTTGCTGATACACCGCCAAGCGCCATCTCCTCTTCGTAACCAGAATCTCCCGTGGTAGCGCCAGCCATAGCTTCGGTATTTGCGACGGCCTTACGGGAAGCGGTATACATCGAAATACCAAGCCGTCCGTCGGGGCCACGCTTAAGCGGCACAATTGCCTCGGGACCGGCTTCGCCCATCAGGCCATTTCGCATCTGGCCACCATTTGCAAACTTGAAGAAGGTTGGGCGGGTGACAATGCCGCCTTTTGCAAAATAAGCCGTGCCGTTGTCAAAATACGCACCATTTGCAGCGATATTTGCAAGAGAGCCAGTGTCAAAGCCATTAACACTTGGCGCTGTTACATTTCCAGTAGAGGGAATTCCGCCAGGATTCGGCCCTGTTGAGCTTGTTGTGCTTGACTGAAGTCCTGCAAACGCGCGAGCAATACCAATCGCGATATAAGTGGCAATCATCTTGGCGCCCTCTTGGATCAAAATTTGACCGACATCTCTCAGGAAACTGGCAAATATCTCTTTAGCTGTCGTCGTGCCTTCGATTAAACCGGTGATGCCATTCGCAATTGAATTACCAATCGCGTTGCCAATATTCTGAGAGATACGAACAGCAAGCGCCTCAAAGTCTTTTAGCTCAGCTTCTGCCTGCTCAATAAACTGCTGAAGTTTACCTTTCTCTTCTGGTTGTGCCGCGGCAGCAAGGCTCTTCAGACCCACTTCTTTGCCATCCAAGCGGTCTATTAGGTCTTGTGTGGCTTTTGCTCCGCCAATATCGCCAGCTTCTTGCAGTAAAGCCTTGCGAACCTCTAACCGCTCTTTTTCCTTTTCCAATATATTTTCAATTTGAATATATTCCAAGGCAAGGGCTTCTTTCATTCCGGTTGCGATTAATTCTTGCAAACGCTGACGATCCTCAATTTGAGTCGTATAAGAGTCGGCAAGATCGCTGGATTGTTGTGTTATTTCAATTAAATTTTGCTTTTCCGTTTGCTGAAGCTTGAGCGCAATATTTGCACGAGTTTCGTCTGCCTTGAGCATCAAAAGCTTGCGCTTGACCTCGGCCTCGTCTGCAGGAATTTTTTCAAATGCAATTGCTTTAATTTCACCAGCAATTTGAGCGAGTTCTCGCTCACCCTCAAGCCTGATTTGTAAGAATTGATTTTCGGCAAGCTGTGCGTTCCGAATTTTTTCATTAATTTGCGCAATTTGCTGCTGCATTGCAAGCTGCGCCATAAGTTGCGGCAACTGGCTTTCGCGTTCTTTTTTGGCTTTGCCGGCGCCGGATTTTGTGCTGCTTGGATCGTCATATCCACGAACGCCTGCATTGAGAGGGCGCCCGTCAGTCCTGCGAACCGGGTTTCCTTGAGCGTCGTAAACAATTCCAGCAACGGTAAAGTCGACCATTTTGCCCTCGTCGTCGACCCGAATACCTTGTCTTTCAATACTGAGGCGAATTTTGAATGTCTTATTGATTCTTGCCAGCTGATTTTCTAGCTCTGCAATCTTCATCTTTAACTGCATTGCCTGTCTTCCGGTCGCCTGCATTCCAGAGCCATTGTCCTCAAGGCTTCTCCTTGCCGCCTCAAGCTGTTTTTCTAGCCGCTGCTGCGTATCTTTTAATTGCTCAGTGCTTCCGACTCCGTTATCAATCAAATCTTTGTATTCTTTTTGCGCTTGATTGTGCTTATACAGAGCAACGCTTGCGGCAGCAATTCCTGCGGCAAGTGCTACCCAAGGATTAGCAAGGGCTGCAAGGTTGACAGACATAATTGCGCTTGCCGCTCCAGCAGCAAGAACCCCCACTTGCTTTAAGGCCAATGCAATGCCACCAAGTTGAGCAACAAAAGCGACAAGTTTTGCCACTCCTAAAGTGGCAGTAAATCCAGCAACGGCAATTGCAAGTGAGTCAAAATTATTTGCCAATGTCAACACAGCTTCACCAATTTTTGGAAGAGTTGCAACCAGCGCTGGTGAAATATTTTCAATAAAATTAACAAATATTTCCTGAAATTGAGCGCCAATTGGTTGCAAGCTTTCGCCGATGGCAATCCGCATATCGTTGAAAGCAATGTTTAGGCGAGCGCCCGCTTCTTCGCTTGAGCCTGCAATTGCTTGTGCAACATCAGCATATTCCGCCCCAAGCGCTTCAATAAATTTCATCAACTCGTTCAAGCCAACTTGTCCCTGTTCAAGCGCTTTTTGCAGCTCAGGCAGGGTCATATCGTTCGCCTTGGCAAACTTGGTAACCGCACCAGGCAAGCGCTCACCAAGCTGACCGCTTAGTTCTTCAGCGCTTACCTTGCCTTTTGAGAACACTTGCACCATTGCGGTGATGGCGCCGTCAACGTCTTGCGCCGAACCTCCAGTAGCCTTGATTGCTGCCGTTACATTTTTTAATACCAATTCTGCGTCGCTAATTGGTCCTTTCGCCCCAGTTACTGCAGCGGTTAATTTTGTCATGCCTCCAATTGCTACGTCCTGAGGCACATTCAAGTTGCGCGTGACATCTTCTGCTGCAGCCATTGCACGATTAAAGTCTGCCTGGCTTTTGACTGCGCTGCGCAACGCAATCTCCATTTTTTGGATTTGCGCTGCATAATCCGCAAAACCACCAAGTTGCTGCCTCAGTCCACCAATCTGCGCACCAAAAGCGGCACCAGCAAATGCGCCGCCAACACCAAAGGCGCTACCAATTGCACCACCAAGGAAGCCCTCAGGTCCGCCAAAGATGCCGCCGCTAAGCGCAGCACCAGCTGCTTGGCTCATCTGCATGCCGGTCATGCGGCGGCGGCCCTGCCTGACTTGCAACCTTTCAGACTGAGCATCTAATTCTTGGATGCGCTTGGTTAAGCGATTGAAGTCCCCATCCGCTGGTGACAACTGGTTACGCAATGCTGCAATTGCATCGCGCAACTTGCCAATAGAATTTACGCTGCCATTATTTGCCCTTGCAGCATTGTCAATTGCTACTCGATATTGACTTAAATCAATCGCTGCGGCTCTTGCAGCGTTCGCTTGCGCTCGATATGCAGCTTCTGGATCGCTAAGACCCGTCGCACCGGAAATACCAGTAGCGGCAGAAGGCAGCCCCTGCCTCCCCATGAATTCAATAGCGCGTGGATTGCGGAACTGAGCCTCTCCAAAAGTAAATTCAGTCTGTCCAGTCAGCCGGCGAGCGCCACCACTAATCTCTTGCCCAGTGCCAGCGGCTGTTGTTTGCCCAGCCGCAGGCAGCGCCAACGGAGTAGCAGCAACACCAGCACGCACACGCTGACCAAGCTCAGCAAGCGCCTGCTCCTGTGCGCGTACTGCCGCACGATTGAAATAGTTCGCTCGCGTCGCAGCATTTGCAGCATTCTCTTGCGCAGTCGCAGCCTCCGTCGCCATCTGGCCGACGTAGCGATAACTGTCGCCAAGCTTGCGAATTTGCTCAGAAAGCTGAACGCTTTCATTGCTGAGACGAGCAAATTCAGCCTTGCCCTCAGTCGTTGAAGTGTCGACTTCCTGCAGTCGTCCCTTTAGGAAGCTCAAACGCTGAGCAAGATCAACGGCAGCTTCAGAAGTGCCACGCACACGTTGCCGATATTCCTCAAGTACTACTGCTTGACGGCCAGCTTCCTCGCGTCCAACTGCTTCAAGCCCAGCAATCTGCGAAGCCATTGAACGACTCAATGGCGTACCAGCAGGTGCAGCAGCAAAACGCTGCCTTGCCGCAGCTAGTAATTCATTGATTTTTGCGGTCGATAATGATTGAATTTGATCGCGCAGCTTGGTCAGCGAACGAATCAACCCTTGAACTTCATCGTCAATGCCCGTAAACGACTTCTCAAGCTCAACGCGAGTTTCTTCTGCGGCATTACGCAAACGGTCATAAATAATTGCAATGCCAGCACTGGCTGCAATCGCACCGGCACTTGCAGTAGGTCCAAATGCAGTAAATGCATTCGTAACCGCATCCATTGCCTGATCCAGGCCGGCGACCTTCGCCTGCAATGCAGCAACATTGCTTGCAGCCTCATTGAGCCTTGCAATTGCTTCAGGGCTGACAAGTGCTTGTAGCTTTTCACCAGCAAATGGAACAGCACCAAGTCCGCCTTTTAGTCCAGAAAGAGATGCACCAGCACCTTGAATGAGACCAGATAATCCACCAAGCGCACCAGCTCCACCACCAGCAACCGCGCCACCAACTCCAACTGCAGTGATACCCTCAACAGTTCGAGCAACTTGACCAAAAGCAGTTTTGCTCTGCTCTCCAAGGCGCTTGAACAGATTAATACTTTGCTGAATGCCAGTTTGTAGGCCTCCAATGGCGCCCTTGGTCGCATTGACAGCGTTCTTGCCAAAATCAGCAAGCTCTTCCTGCCTTAGCTGACGCATTTTGAACGTCAGCGATTCGATGTCAGCCTCGAGATCATTGAAAGCCTGAGAGCTAACCCGTGTTTGACTTTGTAGTTTTTTGAGCTGGGCAATGTATTTTGCAACTTCAGTCGAGCTGTTTTTTGTCGATGTTGCAGACTTGACCAAAGCATCACGCTGCCTGATCAAGCCTTCGGACGCGCCTTTTAGTTCCTGTTCAAGACGCTTAATTTCACCGTCAAGTTTTTTGTAAGTCGAACCCGTAATATCAGCCTGACTTTTCAGCTTACGAAAAGCTTCAACCTGACCCTTAATTACCGCTTCACTGTTATTTGCACTGCGTACATATTCCTTGATCCCATCGGTCGCTTTATTAATTGCATCATCAGTAATATCTATCGTGCTTGTCAGACCCTTGAATGCGCTTTTTAGCCGCGTCAGCTCCTCTAGGCCCTGAATGCCAACCTTGATGTCAAGAGGAGCAACCTGCTTAGCCATCTTTTTTGTTTAGCTCACTCAAGGCCGCCGCTTCCATGACTTGAATATCTTCAAGCAGGAGCCGCTTGTCCTTCACATCATAAAGCTGACTCACCCATTGGAGCACTTCATATTTCAAGCCAACGTAGCCACCCATTGTGACGTTCCATTGAGTTTGCATTTTTAGGAAAATTTCTAAACATTCCCAATTCTCCTCCCACACCTCAAAATGCTCTGATTCATCGCGGCGCTGTTCATTTGGAAGCTTGATGCCAAAGGCGGCAGCATCATCCGCAGTTTTGTCTTCTACGATTTTGCCGCCCTTGGCCCAATAAAGCGCCGCTTCCTTCAGTTTCCCTGGCGCGCGCCTTCAAATGTTTCGGTGTAAGCCTTCAGCACACCACGAATCCAATACGGATCGTCTGCCAGCTCGCGCATTGCTTCAATCGAGAACGGCACTTCCTTCCCATCCTCGTCTTGGATGCCTTCCCAGCCCACCATGATCACCTTCAACAGGTCAAGCTCGCCCTTCTCGCCAAGCTTCTGAAACTCCTTCCGGCCAACCCGCTTGAATTTCGCGTCAAAGGTCACCGTGTCAAAAGTGCCGCCATCACTAGGCTCCTCGATGCTGACCGGCCAAGAAAAGACCTTAACTTTTTTACGAACAAATGCCATGCGTAATGAACGCGATACTCCAACAGCATACACCCAACAAAAAAGGGCCGCATAAGCGGCCCCGTCTCCTTCACTCTCCGGCTACAGCCTATCAGGTGTAGACGAAGCTGAACTCATCGTTACCAGATGTTGACGGAATGCAAGTGAAGGGGATCGTCAGCATGTGGATGCCGTCCTGATCGCTGTAGCTCACATCACCAATATCGACTCGGGTAGAGGCGAAATCAAAGATGTTGCCAGCGGTCTGACCGTGCTGGAACAGCAGGTTGCCCAGGGTGCCGTCGCTCAGAGCTGCAGTGAAGTAGTCCTTCTGAGCAATGGTCGGGGCTTCGATCACAACGCTTCCGGTGCTGGCACGATCGGTCAGCAGCACCTGCTTGGTGCAGTTGATCAGATCGCGATACACAAGAGTGTTGCCGATGTCGAAAGTCACCGACTGGAGGCAGCC